GGTGTGATGAATGTGGTCGCAAGAAAAAGAAATTAAAGGCTAGAACACCTAGATGGAAGTCTACTGGATATAAGAAAAAATCCACATGTGATATATGTGGATTTCATAGCACATTATCTAGTCAGATAACGGTGTTTCACATCGACGGTGATTTAGACAATTGTAAAATGACTAACTTACGTAGTATCTGTCTTAACTGTGTAGAAGTAGTTAAGAAGAAAGAAATTACTTGGAAACGTGGTGATTTAGAAATTGATTACTGAATTGACTTGCTTGTGTAAATCATCAATCGTGCCGTTGTTGTCAATATAGTGGTCATAGTCTAAGCCTACACTAGAATATTCACTGGCATGAACCCTGTTTCTATCTAGTTTAGCTTTACTCAAAGACCAACTCATATTACCATGTTCGCCTTTGTTGTAACTTACTGCGGCATCATACCATTCTGGTGGTTGACCTCTAGTAACTCGCATAGTAATTCCACCTATCTCCTTGATAGATTTAATTTCATTAGCGAATCTACAATCAGTAATCACGATGTTTTCATCAGTTTGGCGTAGTTTGTTTTCAACACTAGCAACCCAAATGTCATTATGAAATCCATTGCGACATACTTCAGTTCCCCAGTATTGCAATACCCATCTAGGTGTGATTTCCATACCTAAGCGATTACTCCACCATTCGTCTTTTTGTTCTCTCCATGCTCTGCTGGCTTTAGTGGAACCCTCTAGGTATTCTCTGTTCCAACCAAATACACTAGAGACAGCATCTTTTAATGAGGATGCAAAACTCATTCTTTTAAATCCGTGAAATGTGCAAAGATAGTCAGCAATAGTGTCTTTGCCAGATCCGATTAGTCCTGTAACTCCAATAATCATAAAGAAAAACTCCCGTAGTATATAGTATACTACAGGAGTCTTGAAAAGTAAAGAGTTTATTTTAACCTTGTACCCAAGTCAATGGTTGACTATAATCTACATAACGTTTCAATTCTTCTAATAATGCTTCTTGCATTTGTTTAGATTCAGCCTTCATTGCAGAACCATTGAGTGAAGTACCACCACCTGGACCTGCAATAGTACCAAATTTCTCACGGGCTTCACCTATGATACCCTTGAGTGTTGCATATATCCAATCACCAATCCAAACACCAGAACCAGGATCTTGTAACAATGTTGTTTCAGGTTTCTGAATGTCAGCCCAAATTAATACCTTTTCACCACTACCCTTGAAGTCTCTAACAACACGCATTACTTTAGTGACTGGATCAAATGTGTATGTCAAATAGCCACCGAACATACGTGCTGATAACTCTACATATCCTGCATAGAAATCATAAGTTGCTAGACCACCTGCAACGTTATAGTTCAGTAAGTATGTGTTAAGAATAGCACTTGAGAACGGATCAAAGCTACTTGCACCTGGACCTGTTTCTAGACCAACTGTACGTCTGTACAAACATCGAACGTTGATAAACTCTTGAGGTAGTGTGTAAGTATCAACATTCTTTTCTACTGTAAACAGAGTGTATGATTCTGCTGTAGCATTCTGGGCACGTTGACGATATATCTTAATAGCGTAATTATATGCGGCTTCAAAATGCTGTGGGTCTAATTCTAAATCAATAATTCCATCGCCCAAACGCAATCTAGCATTATTAAAAATAGCTTGTTTTAGTTCGTCAAGTGTAAGACCTGATGGTGTAGCAAGTATACTTGCAGTTTGATTTGTCGCTGTTGTCATATTAGTTTCCTGATAGTGTATTTATCAGGAAACATTCGGTCTTTAGATATCGCCTTCTTTGCGATTTTCTGAATAGTGTGCATCAAACTTACCACCGGGATAGCGACTTTCTAACTTACGAACGTTCTCATCAATAACGTCATTTGGGTCAAGGTTCAGTGCTCTACAAGCGTTAATCCAATACCACATAACATCACCGAGTTCTCGCTTCAAGTGAAAAACTTCCGCTTCAGTTAGTGGTTTACCCTGAAAAAACATCTTCTTGGGCACTTCGATAAACTCACCACCTTCAGCCGCTAAACCAAGACATGCTGTAAGTAACAACGGGACGTTGATATCAGGACCATGCATGTCAGTTTCAGCATCATAGTTACCGTCAAGTTCATCACAACGGTTCATAAATGTAGTCAAGTCATTGCTTGCTTTGCTTGTTACAGCCTCTACAAAATCTTTGTATTTGTTCAAATCAATATTACTCATTAAAATGCTTTCAAAATAATCATGTGTTCATTAAAGCGTCCATTAGGAGTTGTTGCAACTGCTTTAATATCGTTAAAGTACTTACGGGCCGCGGGCTTGCTTCCCATAACTTCTTTAATTTGTTCACCCGGCTTACGCAGAGTTTTTACTTCAGACTTTGTAGTATCAAAGCCCAATAGTGTATTACCTTTTACAGTAAATGCTTTTGAATAATCATCAGCAATGTAATGATGTAGTTTGCGCTTTGCGCTATCATAAATCCATGCTTCACTTGCACCATGAAGTTTTACAGGACTGATACTTACTAAATCAAGTTTGCTTGCAGTATCTTTGAATGTTTTAAGATACTTGAGCTTAGCCACAATCTTTTCAACAGGTACTGCTTTACGTTGACGAGGAGCCTTGCTTGCTTTCTTAACTGAAATATATGCATTCAAGTCGGTCAATACACTTTCAATGTATTTGATGATATTACGCACTTGAATCTTTGTCAAATAATTATAACCCTCAGACAATTGTTTGTCTAGACCTTTTTGTAGTTCATCAAATTCGTTTTGTTTCTTCTTCCAAACATCAGTAATCAAACCAATATGTTGTGGCATAACATTGAATCGTGCAACTACCTCCATTGTTTTTGAGCTTGATTTACCGTTCAGAATAAATTCATCAAACATGCCTTCAAGTTCACCTGCGGCATCTTTTGCTTTGTCTCGCAAAATATCCTGAATATTAGGTCTTGTAGGTGCATCAGTCTCAACTTTAATTTCCTCAGGCTTATGAACGATTTTCAATAAGCGGCTGATTTCATTTTCAAGTGTTAGATTTTCGTGTTCGCTAAGTTCTAAACCTCGCAATTTCATTCGTGCTAACCAGCACAGTGTTAGCAAGAATTCATTTTCGTGAATCTTACGCATAATTTTTGCATCATTCGGTCTATCAGTTAAGTCAAGAAACTGAGCCATAAGTTCTTTGGCATCTTTCTTACCATAGAAACGATTATACCAAGTGAACGAACGCATTAACGTGACCCTACGTTTATCCTCGTCCGGTTGTAGTACAAATAACGGTTCGTCTCCGTAATGTTGAACATCTACATCACGTGGATTTAATGCTTTAACTTGACTGTGGTCTTCCGAATTGCGTTTACGTGTTGCCATCAGGCACTCCTTTAATATGATTTAGTTATTATAACACAGCCCATATTTATTGTCAACCTCAGGATTTAACCATAGGGTGTTGCGATAAATACTATTATGCCAAAATTATCCTTATACCGCCCAAATAAGCAGAACGATTACCGTTTCTTCGATAGAACAATATCGGAGCAATTAACTGTAGGTGGAACGGATTTATATATTCACAAATATTTAGGTCCCAATGCGTCTACTCCTTCGATAGACTATACTCAACCACAATATGATGTATTGCGCCCTGAAAATATTCAAGATTTACTATTTCTAGAAAATAGAGATAGAATATACGACACTAATATTTACCGATTGCGTGGACATTACAACGTACAGAATTTAGACTTTGACCTTTCACAATTTGGATTATTTTTAAATAACGACATTATCTTTGTCGTTGTTCACTATAATGATATGATTGATATAATGGGTCGTAAATTAATGGTAGGTGATGTGTTAGAATTACCTCACTTAGTAGATTATAATCCATTAAGAGATACTATTCCAGTTGCATTAAAAAGATTCTATCAAGTAACTGATTCTAATTATGCAAGTGAAGGTTTTAGTCAAACATGGTATCCTCATTTGTGGCGTATCAAATGTGAGCCATTAGTTGATAGTCAAGAATTTAGTCAGATATTACAAGAACCTATTAATCAAGATAATTATTTAGGACTATGGGATAAAGATAGAACATATCCACCGGGTTATGTTATTAGTTACGGTGATAAAAACTATACTAGTATAATTGAAGTACCAATTGGTATAGCACCTCCTAATTCAACATATTGGGAACTAGATCCTAATCAGAATCTCAAAGACATTATGGCTACGTATAATAGAAATATTCAAGTCAATAATGCAATTCTAGATGAAGCCGCTCGTATTGTACCTAAAGCAGGTTATGATCGTTCTAATTTATATGTAGTACCTACATACGGTGAGTATGAGACTGACGCACAATTATCAGGTAAAATTAATCAGCCGGCACCACCTATTAATATCAACACTAACTCTAGCGGAGCTCCTACTCCAGCTGTAGGCACAGTTGTAATGATGCGTAATCCTAAATATAAGAATCCTAGTCCAGCTATTAGGATTAGCAAAGAAGTTGCTATGAGTATTTGGGATATGACTGCTGATACTGATATAACACAGTTAAAATCATTTCAACAAATAAACTTAGAGACAATGCAATTAGCCCCTGAAAGAATAGGCACAGGTTCTGGTCCAGTTGAAGGGGATAGAGTTTTAGTAGTTAACTCACTAGGTGCTATAACAGGGCCGTATGGTACTGCTGATAATACATATGCTACTGCTGACCAAAATCCAGAGTTACCTGGCTTTACTGGTACTGTAAGTCAACAGATGGACTTTAGAGCAGACTGTGATCCTGCATTCCAGTATATTGCACGTAGTACACCTAGAACATTCGGTTATACAATGGGGTACTTAGATGGTGATGGTACTGCTCCTAACGGATTGCCTACTGGCGCAGGTATAGTATTCCCGCAAAATCCTCAAGTGGGTGATTACTTCTTACGTATAGATTATCTACCTAATATATTATATCGTTGGGACGGAAGACTTTGGGTTCGTATCTCAGAGAACGTTAGAACACAAACTGGATTTACTTCACAAGATTTGTCACAGCAATCTAGCTTCATAAATAACAGTAACGTTACTGTACTAACAGATGGTACAACAACTACACAAGCACAACCGTTATCGTCAATATTGACTTTAACACCAGATTCAATACCACCGGTAGTATAACACATGGCACAATTTTTTTACGATAATCAGATCCGCAGATTTTTAATTCAGTTTGCAAAAATCTTTAGTAACTGGCAAGTAACTAAAGGCAAAGACCCTGCAGGAAATGATATCTACGTTCGTGTGCCGGTTATGTATGGCGACAGTAGTAGACAAGCTAGTACTATCATTGCTGATAATAGTGCTAGTAACTTACCAAGTGCACCACTAATTACATTTTATATAAGTGGTTTAGAATACGATCAAAAGAGAACACAAGACCCAACGTTTGTTGATAGAATAAACGTTAGACAAAGAGCTTATAATGCTGATACACAAAGCTATGAGCAAACACAGGGGCAAGCGTTTACAGTTGAACGATTAATGCCTGTACCATATACGTTGCGTATTACTGTTGACTTTTGGACTACTAATTATAATCAAAAATTAGAATTGATTGAACAGTTAGGTACGTTGTTTAACCCTTCATTAGAAATTCAATCCACTGATAACTTTATTGACTGGACAAGTCTAAGTGTTGTATACCAAGATGGATTGACATTCAGTAGTCGTACTATTCCCCAAGGTACCGGTAATCCTATCGATGTATTGACATGGAAGTTTTACATGCCTATATGGATTAGTACAGCGGCTAAACTTAAAAAGTTTGGTGTCATACAAAAGATTATCGCAAGTATATTCAAAGGTACAGCACTTACTGATATACAAGATGAGGATTTATTGTTAGGTACTCGTCAAAAGATTACACCATATGGTTATAAATTATTATTATTAGGTAACACGTTACAGTTGTTACCTGCTGATGAAGCATTTTATCCCGACAATGAAGATTTAAATTTACCTCCTAGCCCTAATACAAGTTTATATTGGAGTAGTTTGTTAAATGTATACGGTACCTTAAGACCTGGCATCAGTCAGATATGGTTACAAAACCCATATATGGATACTGAAATTGTAGGTACTATTGTCCCAGATCCAGTTGATGATAGATTATTGATATACACTATTGACCCAGATACGTTACCTCAAAATACATTAGACCCGGTTGATGGTGTAATAAATCCATTAATCACCGGACCCAATGCTGGATTGCCCGGGCCCGTTAACGGTCGTAGATATCTGATTGTTGAAAATATAGGAAGTCCGGGTAATACTACTACTGCATGGGGAAGTTTAATAGCTAATGCAAATGATATCATTGAATATAGTTCTGGACAATGGTCTGTAGTGTTCAATAGTTCAAATGATACTGCAATAGAGTATGTAACTAATTTGTCCACCAATGTACAATATAGATATACAGACGGCATATGGATGAAGAGTTGGGAAGGGTGGTATGGTCAAGGTGATTATAGTATTGTAATTTAATCAATTATATGATATAATACACTCATGAATAATACTTCCGGTGGAGTTTTCTTTTACTCAAAAAAAACAGAACGTTACTTATACTTACTACGAACTGATAATAAGAATCCGGGCAATTGGGGTATACCCGGTGGTAAAATAGAATCCGATGAAACGTTACTTGAGGGAATCGCTAGAGAGTGTGAGGAAGAGATTGGTTATTTTCCTAAAAAAGCAAAACTAATTCCAATTCAAAAATTTGTAAATCATACATTCACATACCATACATTTTTCTGTGAAGTTGCTAATGAGTTTACGCCTATACTAAATGATGAGCACTGTGGTTATGCTTGGGTAGGAGAGGGACAATACCCCAAGCCATTGCATCCCGGATTGTTTAGTACTGTTAACTTTGATGTTGTGCAAGAAAAATTAAACACATTAACAAAAAAGGGGCATTAAGCCCCTTTTTTATTTTAGCAATTTAGCTACAGTATCGAATCCAAGTGATCCTATTACTATCCCTGCACCCATCATCATCCATCTCCACTTTTCTAAAGCAGAAACTTTTGATCCTAGTTCCTTGTGTGCTGTAACATCCTCGTTACGCATATTAGTTAGAAGTGTTCTAGTTTCTTCTGCGTTACGATCAAGGCACTCATGCATATCTTTCAGACTAGTTTTGATTTCGCTGACATCTTGTTCGATATTTTTAACTTGAACTTGAAGTACAGCGATTTCTGTTTTAGTAGTCTGCGCAGGCATTTTAATAGTTCTACCCGTTGTCATAATTAAGCGTTAGCAATAGTTACTAATGAGTAAGGCTGGCCATTATCTGCATTAGCCGCTGCCGCAGTATTGAATGTTACATATACTGGTGTAGCATTAGCAAGAACAATATTACCTGTAGCAATTGGACCTGATGTAGCAGTAAACAACTCACCAGTGTGGTCAGATAGACTTTGAACTGTTTGAGTAGCACTGTTAGCATAGGTAGCAAGAATACGCATTGTGTTTGGTGTCAATGCTGTGTTAGCAACGTTAGCCAATAAACATTGTGCTGTTAAACCAGTAGTTCCACCTGTTACTAGATACTTCTGTTTACCTTTTTGACGAACGATAAAACCTGCTTCGTCATCTGCGTAGACGAATGCGGCTCCTGTTGAAGCTACGGCTGCGTTTGCAACTAATTCAACAACATCTTGTTGTGCATCTGGAGTACCAGTAGCACTTGATAGATCGACTTCTGCACCACCTAAGGTGTTAGACACCGTGAATGCGGCTGCATTAGCAATTGCTTTAACAAAATAAACTTGACCAGAAACTAGACCACCTAAGTTAGCAGTAAATCTTACTGTACCATTAGCGACCAATGTCTGAGCATTACCTGAAGTACCAATGATGTTACCTGTATTTTGTGTGTTAGCAACAGCAACTGTTGTTAAGCCAGGAACTGTGTTAGCAAAACCTATAGTAGTGTAATCTGTACTACCGTTAATGTTTGCGCTTGCTACTTGAATAGCAGAACCAACACTTAGTGTATTAGCTAAATCAGTGCCAATACCAGTTACATATGCAGTATCTGTAGCAGAATACAATATACCTGTACCATTAATACCAATAGCTACACGTGGTAGAACTTGTGGGCCAATAATTGCCGTATTACCACCAACTACAGAGTATGTGTTGCTGTTAGTTGTCGGGAAACCTGTACCACCATTTGGGTTGTTGAAATATGCATCAACTACACCAACTGATGTTGATACTGTTGTACCAGACGTAGCACTCAAGTTAACTGGAGTATACGTTGGATTTGCACTCAAGTCTGTTGCAGAAGCAGTAAAAGTTGTGTTACTTGTTACATTTAAAATCCAATAAGTTGTGTTAGCAGTTAGGCCACCTGTTGTACTTGCTGGGATGAATGGCATACCTTTGATAACACCCAAAGTTGATAAGTTTTGAGAAACCGTTACTTCTTCAGTTGATGCATCTGTATCCGTGATTGTTAATATGGCTTGCGCCTTTGCGATTTTTAGAGGACGTCCCATTTGTTTTTCCTTTGATAAAATTAGCGGGTTCTAGCCGCTACGCAGTGGGTAACTGCATAAACTCTCAGAATGAGAGTGTATGATATATTTATCTTAAATGGGTATTATTCTGTACCAGTGTTGGCATGTGTTGCACCTAAATCAGTAACACTGAATGCTCCTGCACTACCTGCTACGTTGATATAAGCAATATAATTGCCCTGACCAACCAAATAATTGTTGTCTACCGTATTAGCCGGAATAACTTCACATGCTGTTAAGTTAGCAGTAACGTTAGCATTCCCGGATGCTATTGCAATAGCTGAAGTGGTAGTAGCAATACGAACTTTATCGGTAGTTGCTACCGTAGTTAATTGACTTGTACTGTTTGCTGTATAAATTGCTGATGCCATTTTTAATTCCTAAATTATAATCTTCCGACTGCGACTTCAATAACGCCTTCGATTCCGTCAAAGTTTTCTAATGCCTTGCCGATAACTGTTCCCATTTGCGGGTTGTTCCATGGTCTAGCAAAACCGTTGCCTGCACTAACCATCATATCACCTTTGCGTACTGCACCGCGAACTTTAGTTGGTACACGACCTTGTAAAGCAATAGCTATGGCAATACCTTTACAGTCAGCATTCATTGCGTATGCCGGGCTAGTTGATACTACTCCTGCAACTCTAGTTGTTCCATCTTGTGCAATAGTGACTTCATTATCGCCACCAAACTCAAGTACTGTACCAGGCTCATATATAGCATCAGCCTCGTAATATTCTGCCAAGTCAGCATATGACGCTTCTAATTTTGAACCAGAAGTTAAAGTCCAATTACCTGTAATTGTACCTGCTGTAGTATTTGCACCAGTTGTTAATACAGTAGCACCCACTGTACCAGTATATGTGGGCAAGTATGAAGCTACATTGCTATTACTATATGATCCTGCAAAACTAATAGACACACCATTAGCATAATAATAGTTATCTGTCTTGATACCACCTGTAGCTACGTTAGCTGATACTGTCAATGCAGTCAACGTACCAGTACTGGTAATGTTAGGTTGCGCTGCCGTGTATACAGTACCTGCAACTAATGCATTACCAACTTGACCCGACACATTAGCGCCTGCAACTGCATTAGCAGTTGTTGCATACGTAGCAAGTCCGGCATTCGCTACATTCAAATTGGCAACTTGTGTTGTAGATGTGACTACTAATGGTGCTGTGCCTATAGCTACATTTGAAATTAATTGGCTAGCTGTTACTGTACCTGCAGTATTAATATTAGATCCAGATACATTACCAGTAGCACTTAG